GGCAAAGGTGTACGGGGATAACTGGCGGCGCGTCGGCCCGGTCATGGAGGCCCTCCGTCCGGGGGGCTTCGATCTCCGCACCCCCGACGATCACAATCGCTTCCACATCCTGATGCTGGCTGTCGTGAAGTTGACGAGATATGTCGAGAACTGGGACAAGGGCGGACATGCCGACAGCACCCTCGACCTGTCAGTCTACGCCGCGATGTTGAACGCAATCGACGCGGAGATCGAAGTACGGGAGGACAAGGCTTGAAGGTATTCATATTCGACACAGAGATCACAGGGTTGGTCAAGAACACCCTCTCCGCCCTCTCCGCCCAGCCTTACGTGACGGAGTTCTACGGAGCGCTCTACGAGGCCATTCCGGGGGAGGCACCGATCTTGAAGGACGAGATCGAGTTCTTCTGCAATGTCCCGGTGAAGCTCGAGGAGATCATCACGACGAAGACAGGGATCACGAACGAGATGTTGGCCGGGGAGAAGCCATTTTACGAATACGGTCGAGCCGTCGTCAGCTTAATCGAGCGTGCGGACGAGGTGGTGGCGCACAATTTGTCATTCGACAAGAAGATGATTGAGATCGAGTTGGAGAGGGCTGGGGGATCGATCCGTTGGCCGAAGATACAGACCTGCACCGTCGAAAGCACTGAGCACCTGAAAGGTCATCGGCTGAACCTCTCCGCCCTCCATGAGTTCCTCTTCGGGGAGCCATTCTCCGGGGCGCACCGGGCGAAGGTCGACGTCGAGGCCCTCTCTCAGTGTTACTTCGAGTTGGTGCGTCGGGGGGAGATATGAAGACGGACGAGGATCTGGAGAAGGCTCTCCGGAAGCTCTCCCCAAAAAGCCGAAAAGCCCTCTATCGCGTTGCGAAGGCGCGGGCAAGGGCGTTCTTTCGGTCTCCGAGGGCGATGATCATTTTAAGGGAGAGCCTATCGTGGCCAGAATAAGAACAGGGTACTCGTTCCGGACGGCTGTTGGACAGGTCGACGAAGTGATCTCTCGCCTCGGAGAGGTGGGCTATCCCGTCGCGCCAATCTCCGATCGTGCCTCGACCTTCGGTTTCGTCCGGTGGTCGAAGGCGGCGAAAAAGGCGGGATTGCGTCCGGTCTTCGGGGTCGAGTTGGCAGTTGCGGAAAGCCAGCACGAGAAAAAGCCCAGCACCGATCACTGGACGTTCTATGCGATCGACGAGATCGAGGCGGTGAACCGCCTCGTCAACATTGCCACAGGGCAGTTCCGGTACACGCCTCTCCTCGAGTACAGGCAAGCAAACGAGGCGAAGGGGGTGATGAAGATCGTCGGGAACCGTGCGAAGCTCGACCTCGTGGTTCCGGACGAGAACACATATTACGGCCTGTCCCCTTCCTCCTCTCGCGGGCACGTCGAGCGGGCAAGGGCGATCGGTCTTCCGTTCGTGGCCACTTCCGACAATTTCTTCCCTCGCAAAGAGGACTTTGCGTTTTACGAAACACTCCTCGGACGAGGGGCCAACTCTCAGACCTACGATCAACACATCCAAACAGACGACGAGTGGCGAGAGGGCGTGGCAAGGTTGCGCCTCCCGGCCTCCGATCTAGGAGAGGCCCTCGAAAGACGTAACGCGCTTCTCGAGGGCTGTCGAGCCACGATCCGGAAGGCGGAGTTGGTCCACCCTCCGAGGCCGAAGCCTCTTCTCGAGATGTGCGAGGACGGGGCCGCGAAGCTGGGCGTCGACCTGTCGGACCCGGTCTATCGAGATCGTCTTGATAGGGAGCTGCGATTGATTGCGGAGAAGGATTTCGAGGATTACTTCTACCTCGTCGGGGACTTGTGCCGTTGGGCAAGGGGGACGATGGCCGTCGGCCCGGCACGCGGATCGAGTTGTGGTTCGCTTGTCTGTTACCTCCTCGAGATCACGACCGTCGACCCAATCCCGTTCGGTCTTATCTTCGAGCGGTTCATCGATATAAATCGCTCCGATCTCCCGGACATTGACATTGATTTCTCGGACCAGCAGCGCTTTCGCGTCTTCGAGTACATGGAGAAAAAGTACGGGACGGATCGGGTTGCGCGCCTCGGGACCGTCACCATGTTTAAGGCAAGATCGGCGCTGAACGAGGCTGGAGCGGCCCTCCGTATCCCGAAGTGGAAGGTGGGGAAGGTGGCGGATGCTCTCGTCGATCGCTCGAGCGCGGACAGCCGCGCAACAGACAGTATTGAGGACGCACTCGAGGGATCGAGTGCTGGACGAGAGTTGCTCGAGGAGTATCCGGGATTTCGGGTTGCGGCGCGGATGGAGGGGCACATGCGCCACTACTCCCAGCACGCTGCTGGTGTCGTCGTGGCTTCGGAGCCGATTGTTCGTTTCGTCGCGGTGGATCACCGGACAGGCGCGACTATGTGCGACAAGATCGATGCGGAATACGACCTTGGACTGTTGAAGATCGATGCGCTTGGGCTCACGCAGCTTTCCGTCTTCGAAGATGCGCTCGAGATGGCCGGATTGAGCATGAGCGATCTCGAGGCGGCTCCTCTCGACGATCCGAAAGCCTTCGACGTGCTCAACAAGGGGGAGTTCTCGGGCATCTTCCAGTGGAACGGGAACGCCCTTCGGGGCCTCACGAGGCAGATCGTCGTCGACAGGTTCGAGGACCTCGTCGCAATCTCCGCTCTAGCGCGGCCCTGCCCCCTCGCCACCGGAGGCTCCCACGAGTGGGTGAAGAGGCGGATGGGGGGCGGATCGATCACGAGCCTCCACCCGATGCTGACAGACCTCACCCGCGAGACCTACGGGGTCGTAGTTTACCAAGAGCAGGTGATGCGGATCGTGCGCGAGATGGGCAACATGAGTTGGGAGGATACGTCCGCAATCCGGAAGGCGATGTCGAAGACGTTGGGTGATGAGTTCTTCGCACAGTTCAAAGTCAAGTTCGTGGCTGGGGCTGGCGAGAACGGGGTCCCGGAGGAGACAGCCGCAGCAATCTGGGATCAGGTCAACACGTTTGGCTCATGGGCATTCAATAAGTCCCACGCAGTCGCTTACGGGTACATCTCTTATTGGTGCTGTTGGCTGAAGGCGCATTTCCCGTTTGAGTTCGCAGCAGCCACCCTCACCCACGAGAAAGACCCGTCGAAGCAGATCGAGATACTTCGAGAGATGTCGGAGGAGGGGTATTCCTATGTCCCGGTCGATCCTCTCCTCTCGACGGACAAGTGGACGGCGGGGGAGGTCGACGGGAAGAGGGTCCTAGTCGGTCCGCTGTCGAGCGTTCGGGGGATCGGACCTGCCCTCGTCTCCCAGATCCTCGAGGCCCGACACAGGGGCCACCCGATGCCTCCTCGAGCAGAGAAGCTCTTCCGGGGCGCAACGACAGATGTCGACAGCCTCTTCCCGGTCTCCGACAGGGTAAAGGTGATTTGTCCGGACCTCGCGGACAGGAATATATTCACGACCCCGACACCGATCGGGACGATCGGGGAACACATGAAGGACGAGACGCTCCTCGTTCTTGGGCGCGTGATCAAGATCAACACCCGCGATAAAAACGAGGCCCAGCTCGTCGAGGGGAGAGGAGGACAGAGGATCACGGACGGCCCCACAGAATACCTCCAACTCCGGATTGAGGACGATACGGGGGCAATTCTTGCCTCGGTCAATCGTTGGAAGTTCGAGCGACTTGGGAGGCCCATCCTCGACAGGGGGCGGGCAGGGAAGGCGATCTGGGCATTGAAGGGAAAGCTCTATGCTCCGGGGCAGGAGTTCCTCATGGTCCTCGTAGAGGCAGCAAGATACATAGGCGATATGGAGACGGATGAATGACGAAGATAACCAACCTCACAGAGATCGCAGCAGTGCGCGACTACCTAAACCGGGTCGGAGCGGAACCGCGATCGCTGAAGACAGCCGTGGTCCGAGAGACGAAGGGGGAGTATTGGACGGACATTGCGGTTATCCGCGTCCGCGACAAGGGGGAGGTCTCTTGCACGACCCTTGAACACTCTCCGACGGAGGCGGAGCAGGCCGCAATATCCCACGAGTGGGCAAGGGCTGAGTTCCCGAAGCTGAAGCGACTGTCGAGACGGATCGACGAGCCGGAGATGATGAGGAGCGCTCCGGAAGAGAGCATCTTCGAGTTCCGGAGCGTCGACGGAAAGCACATCGAGATGGTGCAGGTGCGGATCGAGACGAAGACGTCCGACGGGTTGCGCTCGAAGGCTTACGTGCCGTGGACGTATTGGGACGATGACAAGTGGCGCATGTGCGAGCCGGACGGTGACTTGCCGCTTTGGGGCCTTGAGCAGCTGAAGGATCACAAGGTCGTCTTCATCCACGAAGGCGCAAAAGGCGCTCGGCGCTGTCGGGAGATCGCTGAAGGAAAGACGCGAGAGGCGCGCGAGGCGGCGAAAAACCACCCTTGGGGGCAGGAGTTGAAGCACGCGGCGCATCTCGGGTGGATCGGTGGAGCGCTCAACCCGAGGCGGACAGATTGGAGCGTGCTTGCGAAGAACGGGATCGAGAAGGCGTACATAGTGTCTGATAACGATCATGCCGGACGCAGCGCAATATCGATAATAGCACAGGAGCTGAAGATGGAGACCTTCTCCGTCGAGTTCACCGATTGCTTTCCTGTCTCGTTCGATCTCGGGGATGACTTCCCGGAGAAAATGTTCTCCGAGATCGATGGACAGCGGTTCTATATCGGCCCCTCGATGCGATCGATGACGCATCCGGCAATCTGGGCAACGGACATAATCCCGAACCCCTCCGGACAGGGGAGACCGATCACGGTGCTGCGGGATGCTTTTAAGGCGATGTGGTCTTATGTCGACGAGGCAGACGTTTACGTATGCAACCGGATGCCAGAGATCATCCGCTCCGAAAGCGGTTTCAACAAGCTCGTATCCGGCTTCTCCCACGCCCAAGAGACCTCGAAGCTCCTAACGAGAGCCTACAAGGGCCGCGCGGCTCGTCTCTGTTACCGCCCTGACCTCGAGGGAACCCTCGTGGACTTCCGTGGCTCCTCCGCGATAAACCTCCACACTCCATCCGACATCCGACCTCAGCCGGGGAGCCCCGCACCGTGGCTCGAGTTCCTCGAGTATA